AAGAAAAGTAAAGTTTATTTTGGTACACCAGTACATGATGCTATCGTAAGATATAATCATTGTGATAACCCCTTAGAAAAAAATAAAATTTATACTGAGGAGATACATACGGCATTTCTTAAGTTAGCAGAAAATATAATTAATACTTTTAAGTTTAGTTATTTTAGTTATGGGTTTAGAGACTTACAAGAAGAGGTTGTTTCTAACCTTGTTCTTAACATGCACAAATTTGATGAAACAAAGGGGAGTAAAGCTTTTAGTTATTTTTCTGTGGTAGCAAAAAATTATCTTATCTTAAATAATAATGCTAACTACAAGAAGATGAAGATACACGATGACATAGATGTTTTGTATGACCACGGTCATGATGATGAAGTTATAAATAAAAATCCATCATCTGATGTATTTAAAAAGACTATTGATTATTTTGACCAAAATATAGAAAGGCTTTTTCCAAAAAATCAAGACAGAGAAATTGCTGAGTCTATATTATATCTTTGTAGAAATAAAGATAACATAGATAACTTTAATAAGAAAGCAATCTACATAATGATTCGTGAAATGACAGATGTTAAAACATCTAAAATAACTCAGATTACGAATACATTTCGTAAAATATATCCTAAAATCCAAGAAGAAGTGCTTACAAGAGGTCACATAGACAACCTAAGATATACAGGTTCTTTAGTGTAATATTGTAACCATACTATATTTATATGTATGGACAATGATATAAAAATATTTGGTGACAAAAACTTTTCGGATTTATCCCAGGAGATATATGAGAATAACAAGTTAAAGAAAACTCAAATCGACTTGTTAATCCAAGAGGTACATGGTTATATACAAGGTATCGAAGATATCGCTATCGTAGGTCCTATTATAAAGGAACTAATGGATGTTGGTATTAAGAATGATGACAATCTTGTTAAACTAGCAACTCTATATCAGAGGATAATGTCTAAACAAACTATTGATGAAAGTGGAGTTAGTCTATTATCTGATGAAGAGAAAGAACAACTTATGGCTTCCCTTGAAGATGTAGCAGAGGACTTACAGAAGAAGAAAGATGACATTGTTGATATGTCTGAGATAAGACAAAAGTATGGTGACTCATAATGCCTTTAGGTAGAATTCTTGATGATTTAGCAACTAAATCTGTAGAGTTTAATTTAGGATTTGTTAATAAGGTTTTCTTAAGTCAAACCGATAAACAAGACGAGGAAACACAATCGTCTCAGATAATTGAGTTAAAACCTTTTAACACAACACTACCTACTGTTCACAGAAAAATAAAAGCTAGACCTTTATTTAGAGGCATAAGTGACTCTATAACGAGAGGTGATATTGTTTTATTTACATTGATATCAAAAAAGTTTTATTATATGGGACCTTTAAATACTTTTAATAACCCTAATTTTTCATATGCTAATTTTTATAGTAGTAAATTAGAAAGTAGAGGTTTTGATAGAAAAGAGGATGTGGATATAAAGTCTGGTTATGGAACTGATTATCCATTTGATAGAGTAAAAAAATTAGGGAAAAGAAGAAATGAGACTATAGATTTATTAGGTGACAATGAAACATCTAAACACTCTGATTTAATATTAGAGGGGAGGCATGGTAATGGCATTAGAATAGGTTCAAGAAGTGTATTTCCAACTTTAAATATAAGTAATGCTAATACAAATACAGAAGAAGGATTGAGCAGAGGTTCAATAGTATCGATGTTATCAAATGGCTCTTTAGAAGAAAACTTTACTCTTAATAGTGGATTTAGATTATCAACAGATATATTAACAGAAAATGACAATCCTCTTTTTAAATTAAATTTAGGTAATGATAACACAGAAGAAGTATTTAATTATGATTATGGTAAATTAGATGAAGGAACTACATTTAATCAAATAATAATAGCATCTGATAAGATAACATTTGATGCTAGAGATCCACAAGGAGATTTTACTGTATCATCACAGAGAAATATAAATTTTGGTGCCAAAAAGAATTTCACATTAAACAATCAAGGTAACTCAGTTATTAATTCTGGTAATATTTATTTAGGAGTACCAGCAAAGTCTAAAAAAGAACCGTTGGTATTAGGTGATGAACTTAGAGCATTATTATTAGATATTATGACTATATTACAAGATTCACGAGCATTAGTTCAAGGAGTTCCGATTCCACTTGTTGATGATAGCTCTGCACCAATGTTTCAAAGAATACAAAATTTAATCACTGAACTACAACCAAGAACTGAAAGTGATAATGATGATGGTAGTAAAACAATAACAAATGATGGACCTAAATTTATGAGTCATCATCATTACATAGAAATAAACAATAGGGAACAGAATAATGAAGGTTAATATATTTAAGAAGTTAATAAGAGAAGTAGTAAGAGAAGAGTTAGATTATAAATTTTCTGCACTTGAAAAAAAGTTAGATGAAGTGTTAGTTAGCTCTAATTCTAATAGCATAGTAGAAGATAGAGCGTCACAACTTACCGCATCTCAAACTAAAAAAACAAATACTCAATCACGAGTTCCGACTCCGACATTACCATCAACCAATACTGCACTAACAAAAGATGCAATATTAAATGATATTCTTGCTGAAACAGCAGCAAATGATGATTGGAAAAAAATAACCGAAGAACCACAAGTTCAATCTGTAACAGAAAATACTCATGGGTTACCTGAACATCTGGCAAATGCTCTTAACAAAGATTATTCACAAGTAATGCAAAAAGTAGAAGAAAAGGCAAAGTTTAAGAATGGGGCTTAAAACAGACATATTTGATGCTTTAAAAAAGAATGTTGAACCAAGTAATCCTGGTGAAAATTATGAATTTAACGATGGTGGAAAGTTAGATACTTTAGCACAAGACTTGAGTAATGCTATTGTAGAGTTTATTCAGGCTCAAACATTTACTATTACAAAGTTAAATGCTACCCAGCTAAATGTTCCTGTAATAACTCCGGTAGGACCAGGAACAGCAGCTAAGGTAACAGTAAAGGTAGATGAAAATAGTCAAGCTGTTGACAACCCATTGAGTGGAGCAGAGTCTATGACAAGTGAAGTTAAATTGAAAAGAGCTATAGAGGTTTAAGATGCCAATACTAGACAGAAGAAAAGATAGATTTGTAGAAGACCAAGATACAAGAGTGTCTGTGGGGATTGACTTTCCTTTTGGTAGAGTTCCAAATGGTGATGGGTTTTTCAAAACTACAAAGACAACGATAGATGCTATAAAAAACAATATCAAACTTCTTTTACAAACTAATCAAGGTGAAAGATTATTTCAACCAAACTTAGGGATGAATTTAAGAAACCTTTTGTTTGAACCCATGACCGAAGACCTAACAATACAAATAGAAAATAATATTGTAGATGTATTTGAAAGGTGGCTGCCTTTTGTCGAGTTAAGAAATATAAACGTAGAAAGAAGAAACGATGTAAATCAAACAAAAATTAATATAGAATTTAATATAAGAAGAGCACCTAATAGTTTAGAAAGTGTTCAAGTTACATTTAATGGTGTAGGTAACGAAGACTTTACTGCCATCGGAAGTAGTGGTGGAACTACTGGCGGAATTAGTGGTGGGGCTACTGGCGGAACTAGTGGTGGTGGTGGCGGTGGTGGTTACTAACACATAGGAGATATTAATGGCATATACAGAAAAACAAAAATTAGTACCAACAAATGTAAATTACACAAGTAAAGATTTTAGCTCAATAAAAACTGACTTGATTGAATATACTAAATCTTATTTTCCTGATACATACAAAGATTTCAACGAAACATCTCCTGGTATGATGTTAATAGAGTTGTCAAGTTATGTGGGTGATGTACTTTCTTATTATATAGATTATAACTACAAGGAAAATTTGTTAGCAACCGCAACAGAAAAAAGAAATATTCGAAGATTATCAGAATTTCTTGGATATAAAACTCCAAATAAAACTCCATCTGTTGTTAGGTTAAAAGTAGAGACAACCATAAATGCAGATAGTACATCTGGCGAACCTTTATTTGGTGAAGCGCCATCGTCAATAGATAGTGGATTACAGATTGCTTCAAACATAGACTCACAGATTCTTTTTGAAACAACTGATGAAATAGATTTTACAGCAAGTGGTTCAGGTGATCCTGCTGTAAGTGCTCCAATACTTGATGGTAATGGGGAAGCCAGTTCTTATACTTTAACAAGATTTGTAAGAGCTGTGTCTGGTCAAACTAAAACAAAAACATTTAATATTACATCTCCTACTAAATTTTTAGAATTAGATTTAGGAGAAGATGATGTTATTGAAATATTAAATTGTGAAGATGCCTCTGGTCAAAAATGGTATGAGGTTGATTATTTGGCACAAGAAAAAGTTTTAAAAGAAACTCACTATAGTGATTCAAGTGAAGAAACAACATCTGGTGTTAGAACATCTGCTTATGACCAAGGTGAATCTACTGATACTATTTCATCCATACCCATACCTTATGTTGCTGAATATATTAAGACAAACAAAAAATTCATATCTAAATTTGACGAAGATACACAAACATATAAAGTACAATTTGGAAATGGATTATTTAGATTTAGTAATTCGGGTTCAAATATCGATCCTGTAGAACAAGCTGGTATAACGATAAATGGAGTAAATCTATCTGATATAGGTAGTTTTGGAAACGCAACCGTAGGTAACAATCTTAACTTAGGTGAGACGCCATCTAACACTGTACTAACTTTTACTTATACAGTTGGTGGTGGAGCTGATTCAAATATTCAAGCTGGAGAACTTACAACTGTAAATAACGCACCGGCTGGTGTTTCTATAACTGTAACAAATGATGAACCAAGTGTTGGTGGAACTGATGGACAAACTGTAGACGAGATAAGAAACAATGCTTCTGCTTTCTTTGCCTCTCAACTTCGTTGTGTAACCAAAGAAGATTATCAGGCAAGAATATTATCTCTTCCCCAAAAGTTTGGTAGTATTGCTAAGTGTTATGTTGAAAGATTAGATGGTGGAACTCTTTTAGTTTCTACTCTTTCTTATAATCAAAACAAACAATTGGTACAAACACCACAGTTAGTATTACAAAATATTTCCACTTATCTAAATCAGTTCAGAATGGTAAACGACCAAGTAGATTTTGGATTTACATTAAAAGATAATTTATATTCTGGCTATGTAGTAAACTTTGGTGTTAGATTCGTGGTTAATGGTGACAGAAGATTTAATCCAACCGATGTAAAACTGAATGTAATTGAAGTGATAAAAGATTTCTTCAAGATAGAAAAGATGCAATTTAGACAATCAATAAATCTAAATGATTTACAATACAATATCTTGGGATTAGATGGTGTAATCGGAGTCAAAGAACTAAAACTATTTCAAGATGGCACTGGTGAATATGCTAGTGGTAGAAAATTATATAGTTTACAAGGAGATGGAGAAACCGTGTCTGATGGGGAAAGCGATTATGGATTTCAATATAATTTCGAAAATGCTCTTGTGGATGGGGTTTACAGACCGTCAATAACACCATCGGTATTTGAGTTAAAAAATTCCAATCAAGACATATATGGAAAGGTAGTATAATGCATAGATATTTTTTTACAACTAAGGATACTTTTATTAATAGTGGTTCAGATGAACTTACCGGCGAAGACTTTCAAGACAAAAATGTTGGACAAGATGAAGTTCTTGAACTTAAAAAAGTTTTTTTTGATAGAGCATTTCATCATCCAACTCGTGTTTTAGTTGAATTTAATGCTACAGAAATAGAGAACTATATTAGCTCCTCTGTACTACCTCATGATTACAAAGTTAATTTAAGGTTATATGAAACAGAGGGTACTAGTGGTTTAAGTGAAGAATATGACGTAGCAGCTTATCCATTAAGTGAATCATGGGATGAGGGGATTGGAAAGGAGTCGGATGTCCCAAAAACAACAGAGGGTTGTAGTTGGTTGTATCGAAGAAATAAAGAAGGTGCATCTGAAATAGAGTGGGTTGAACCAGGTGGTACTTTTATTGCTGAAGATGAGGTAACCCAATCTTTTTCATCCGAATCACCTGATATAAATATGGATATAACCACTTTAGCAAAAAAATGGTTCAATGGTACAAATAATAATCACGGCTTATTATTAAGGTTTTCTGGTAGTAGAGAGATATCAAGTGGTAGTTTTGAAGACCTTAAGTTTTTCTCAAGACAAACAAATACAATCTATTCTCCAAAAATAGAATTAAAATGGGATGACCATTTACCAGCAACTGGCTCAAATACAGGTAGTTTAACTGAACTAGATGTAAGCGGTAATAGTGAAAATTTTTTATATCCATTACATTTTAGAGAATCCTATAAAGAAAACGAAATCGTCAAATTTAGATTTGGTGCTCGTAAAAGATACATACAAAAATCATTTACAACATCAGTCCAAACTGTAAGTGGTAGTTTTATACCACATGGTTCGGGTTCTTATTCAATTATAGATATGGCTACAAACGAATCGGTTGTTCCGTTTAGTGCTTTCACAACCATGAGTTGTGATACAACTTCTAACTATTTCAAACAAGACTTAAATGCCTTCGAACCTAATCGTGCTTATAAGATTTTGATAAAGGTTAATCATGAAGATGGTCAAGAGATAATATACGACAACGATTTTGAATTTATATTGAGGACTTAATTATGGGTTATGGAACAAGCTCAGAAGAGTCATTAGGATCAAACCCAATCGTAGAAGTTAATTTGGTTGCTACCGAAGAAGATAATTTTTATTTTCTCAATAATCCTGATGAACGTTATGTAGGTTTATATCATCGTCATGAAGATGGAACACTGATGATTCGTGGTGGTGTTTTAGGTGTTGTTCACGAATTATTACCTGATGAGATAATAGTTAGAAAAATATCTTATGTGGATATACAAGATACACGAGAAAAGGTAAGTGATGTTTTTTACAAAATATGGTTTGAATCAAATACTCTTTCAGATGATGAACTTTTATCTTTACAAACAACTATTCGTGACGGTAAAAAACAATCCGGCCGAACTGAAGATGAACCGCTTGTGTTCTATAAAAAAGATAGAAATACATTAGAAAATAGAAAAGACATTGAAGGTGATACGTTTGAACAAATGTGTCAATATATTTTCACTCAAAAAATTATTGATTTAGAAAATTACTTTCAAATTATCCTACAAGAATTACCATCAGAAAATAATCAAGATGTTGTTCAGTATGTGATGAGATTTAATCATGATGGGGTTAAGTTTAATATCGAAATGGCAAAAAAAGTTGGCAACAACTTTTCAAATATATTAAATTTAAGTCAATTGACAAAACCAAAATTTGGAAATAAAATAAATGTAGATAGAGCTCGTGAAATATTAGACACGAATATATTTGAGTTACTTCCAAATCAAACAACTCGTCAGGATCAAGTAAACGATTTTTTTACAGAATTTGATAATTTAATTGGTCCACCACCAGTCTTTCAAGATGTAGATGGTGATGGTGTCGGTGAAGACATACAAAATAAAGAACAAGACGAACAATCTCGTATTAGTTTTGAAAATCAATCAAATGCTTTTATAACAAGGTTAGACACACAGGCATCAGGTAGTAGTATTAATCAAGGTAAAACTCTTGAGTCGATGAGAAACAGACTTAACACTTATCTTGGTGATGTTGATAATGTTATTGAAACATTAGAGGATGATAGACCTGAGTATCAAAATATTTCAAGTGGTTTTTTAAAAATAAGAAAACCAAATCAAGCAATAATAATAAGAGCACCTGGTAATGACTTATTAGAATTTCAAAAAGGTAACTCTTATCTAACTGATGGTTTTACAATAACAATGTGGGTAAGATTCGTTAGTAAAACATCAGAGGGGACTCTTTTTAATTTCGGCAATCCTTTACAAGATAATGGAGAAGGATTTAGATTAGAAACAAAAACTAATATTGATGATGCGGGTAATTATAAAAGATGGATTAGACTAGCAGTCAGAGAGAGTGATGGGACTTTACGAGACAATCATTGGGGGGTAGAAAATAGAGCAAGACTAATTGATGGAAGTAGCCCTATTGGTTTTTATGGTGATTCGGTGATACATCAACTTTACCCAAACATAACAACCGATGATTTAAATGAGTGGTATTTTATTTGTGCGACTTACAATCCAAACGTTTCAGAGGTTGGGAGTAATCAGAGATTCAACAAACAGTATTGGTTAAATCATGTTAATCAAAATAATGAGATTGTTGCTTTTAGTGGTTTTGGAGCTAAATGTAAAGTAGAGATAATAAGTCGTTCTGATTTACTTAGAGCTCGTGGGTTTAAGATTGATGATTTGACTATTGCTGCTGATGAAGATACAAGTCCTGTTACTACACAAAATAATCCACCAACTGTAAATTTTTCATTTGAAATAATCACATCTGAAGAACAAGAGGAAATATTAGAGAATAATCCAATTGTGCAAGTAAATTTACAGGCACTTCCAGGTGAGTTTGTATTCGAACAGACGGGTGAAGAATATGTGGGTCCATATCACTTACATCAAAACGGTGATGCGATGATTAGAGCTGGGACTCTAGGAGTTGTTCATGAATTGTTACCCGAAGAAATTATAGTACCTGTTCAACAACAAACACTAGAGGAAGAAGAACAAATTGTAGAAAGGCAAATTCAACAACAAGAGGAAGAAGTTGCAACTCAACCTACAATTACAATTAGAAGTGGTGGAGGTTATTGATGGCAAAATTTACCACAATAGAAAATTTAATAAACCAAGCATATCAATCTATTGCTGGTGAACCACCAACCAACAATCGAGTTGAATTAGGAACAAAGACTCTTGATGATAGAGATTTTTGGGAAAATATAAATTTTAATAAAGATACATTTCAACCCTACTTAACTGGTAAATTAGAGACATTAGAAACTGAAGTTAGGGATGGGATAGTTTATCGTAGAAACATTGGACTGTTTTCAACCTATCAATACTCTGTTGATGCATTACCATTTGTTACAGATCCAAATAACGATGATGAAATAATAAGGTTGGATGAATACTATGATAAAAAAAATAATTCAACAGAATATTATTTAGCAACAGAAGGTAAGATAAATTATTATCTGTATGCTAGAGAAAGTGGAAGACCTACACCAGATGGTCATATAGATAATTACATGGGAAGAAATGCTATAACCAGATTTGATAGTTTTGCGAATAGAGAAGGAGAAACAGGTTTTTATTTATTTAAATTAAATTGGGGTGATGGGACTTCGATTGAATTTACTGATAGACCAAAATTACTCGAAGAATCTGTATTGTTGGAACACTTTTATGAGAAACCAGGTTTCTATACTATTTCTGGTGTAGTATATGCTTTATTCAAACCTAACGATGGAACAGATAGAGAAGACATAGGTGGATATGAAAGGTTTGAAACAAAAATATTATTGAACCCATCGAAGGACTATGAATTTAATTTATATGACTATGATAATTTTGCTACTATAGGTGGTATTAGTTTAGATTCGACTTTAATTAAATCTTCTTTGAATACCATAGGCATTAATCCCATAAACCCACTTGATGACCAAAGAGCATCATCTGAAAACATAGAGGAATTAAATCTACTAGATAAGTTACAATTGTTTAATTTTTTAAATAAAGTGTCGGATTCTTTTTTAAATAAATTCGAAGATTTATTAGAACCTTATTCTCCGATAATTGCTAACTTTGAATTTGAAATAATAGAATAGAGGAATTAAAATGAGTAAGACAATTCAATTTACAGATACTTCAACCAATGCTAATACTTATTTTTGGGACTTTGGAGATGGTAACACCTCAACTGAAAGAAATCCAATACACACTTATCAAGAAGATGGAGAGTATGTTGTCGTTCACACAGTATTTAATGATTCTGGTCAAGCCTCTACAGAACAAACTATTAGTCTAGGTATTACACAAGCCGATGAACAAACACAAATAGACGATACCGAACCAAATCCAATCAACCCACCTTCTGGATATAATCCATTACAAGGTGAGTTTTTAGCCGGAACCATAAGTCCTCAAGGTCAATGGATATGGAATGGTCAAGCTTGGAATGTATTGGAACCCGAACCGAGTGCTCCACCTATAGGATACAATCCATTACAAGGACAGTTTCAAGTTGGTGCTTTAAGTTCAAATGAACAATGGGTATGGGATGGTTATCAATGGAATTTGAATGTTGGTGATGAGGGACAAGAACCTGTACAAGAATCTCCACAAGAGGATACTGAGGAAAGTGATGAAAGTGATGTTGATGTTGACATACCAGAAGAAGAAGACCTCAGAACTGGACTTGGTGGAGACACCGATGAACAAACTCAAGAGGGTGATACCATCTTAGACTACAATATCACATTAAATGAAGAGAGCGAAGTCCCACCAGTAGGACATGAACATGCTGGAGTTATCTTTGATTATATTAATTTTAATGTCAATCAATCGGGTCCCTTTATGGAGGGTGATGAAGTTGAATTAAGACTAGATTTCACTACTGGTGGCATGCATTTAGTGACTGAAGTTGAACTTAGACCGTTCATAACAACACCTGCAGATTTGCAAATAGAATTAATAGAGGAAACTTTTATTCCACACACACAGACTCAAAGTGGGATAGAATTTAGGCAAAATCTATATAGATTTATAATGCCTGGTCAAGATGTTTCAATAAACGCAATAGCTTATCTTCCATAGGAATAATATTCATGTCCACGACATTCATTAATAAAAAAACAACAAACACACTCAAAGATACTGGTCTTAACAATTTTGATTTGGCAACGACTAGAATTTACAAAGGTGTCAAACCAATGTGGAGACATCTTGGCTTTCAAAGTGATGATAATGATAAACCAAATGAAGTTATTTATTGGAATAATATCATACCAAGTGAATTTGATTTTTTAAATAAAAGTGGAATTCAAATTCAAGATGGTGATGAGCCTATGAAAGGTTCAAAAATACCAAGAACACCATACAAAGAAATAGTCATCGATGAAGATGATGAGCAGGTGTGGGACGATAATTATCTTTATCCCATATTACCAAAGATAAATAAGTTTGGGAGGTTTGTTGAAGATGTAAATGTTGAAGGTTCATATGGTAGAGATAGTGCGCCAATAACAAATGAAAACGATGTTGATGGTAATTTAATATTAGATGTTGATTTTGGAGTAACCACAACAGACAATTTGATTGATAAAACAGACTTTAGTGAACTTGATTACAATCAAGATTTTGAACTTTCACTTGATGATAATTTAAGATTAAAAACAGATACTTTTATTATACCAGATAGTATAGAAAAAGATAATTCAGAACAGGCATTTTAATGGAATACGGAAAAAAAATTAATTATCCATCGTGGAAAAAACCTGGCACATATCCCACTATAACTAGAAAAGAGCTTGGTTTAAATAATGGTGACTTAGAAAAGTTTTCATTGGGTAATTGGAATTCAATCATCTCTTCAAAAAGAATATTTTCGACTGGTGATTTTACTACTTATCCTAATGAAAAAGGTAGGCCTGTTTCTATTCGTCTTTCAAGTGGAAGATTAATAGCAAATGGTTTCAACATCGCTAGATATAATAAGGATGAAAATGGAAATATTATTCGTGATAGCATTGTTTTACTTGACGATGATGATGTGAATAATCTAAATGATATAGATAATATACCTCCGTTTGATCCCGATGATTTAAATACTGAAGGTAATCCAGTGTTGGGGGGTATTAATCTCACTGGTGTGCTCACGTTGCCGGCAGCATTGCAAAGGAGACACTTTGAAGTTTGGGGACATTATTATACTGGTGCAAATTTACAGGATGGTGTTTGGGAAGATGATAGACAACTAAGAGAAGAAAGAAGATTACGATTTGAAACGACTACAGCATTTATCAAACCAAGAGAGCCTGAAGAAATTGAACAAAACGAAACTGGTGGGGTAGAAAATCCTGAGGATATTGCACCACTTGTATTTGAATTTGAAACGGGTGACGATGTAGGTGTGACTTTTGAAAGAGAACTTACATTTGTAGAGTTTAATAATCCGGCTATTTCAAATAATCGGACACACGAACTATTTTGGCCAAAAGCATTGTTTGTTAAAAGTCCAACCGAAACATTTGACAGACAAACAAACATATTAGACCGAGAACTCAAACCTATTGTGAGTGTTCCACAAATAAGCGACTCTGGTTTTTGGGAAGCTAATATCGTAGACTATATACAAAGAACAGGTGAGACGCAATATACAGAATTTTTAAGCAATCTTGGAGCACCACTTTTTGCTTATAATTTTTTTCTTGATGATGAACAATTTATTAATAATTTAATTCCGCCAAGTGAATTGTTTTTAGTAACCACAGAAACTACGAGTGGTAATGAACCATTATATTATGATAGAGATGAAAATTTACAAAACTATAATGATACTTCCTATCCTTTGAAGGTTACACTTAACATAAAGCTGTTTGACCATCCTAATTTTATAAATGAAATTGTAGAATCAGAAGTTCAGATAGACCAACTTTTTTACTTATCACAACAAACCGATATAGATGATATACTTAATCAATTTTCATTAATTGACGATATTAATAAATCATACTTTACCTATCAGATAATACAATGGGGTGATGAAAAAACTTTATTGACTGATGAACAAATTAAAAATACATATTTTTTCAGCATGTATGACTTAGAGGAGTATCCAGGCGGTGACAATTATTTTTTGAAAAAGTGGTTTGGATCGCAAGCAAAAGAAACAAAACCAATACAACAAATATCAAATCATGTTTACAATACACCTGGAGTAAAATCTATAAAAATAATTGTTTATAGATATGATAAGAGTAGAACGTTTTTAGTGCAAACTTATTTAGTGACAAAAAATATAGTCATCAACGATGGTGCTTTATTAAGTCAAGACTTCGCAATATTTGGTGGAACTGATTTTAATTTTTTACCCATTGGAGACAATCAAGCAATTATAGGGGGATTTGACACAGACTCAAATTATAACAATTCTGTTTCTAAAATTGTTAAAGATGACAATTTTGTTCAAGAGGATTATTTAGAAAAAGTATCATCGAAAGACTATGTGAAAAAGTTTAATAATGAATTGTTAGGAGAGACACCAGGTCAATTAGACTTAAGTCAAACAAGAGTTTATACAGAGTCAAAGGACATATATGATTTTATAGGTGGTGATAAATTAGAGTGGATAAATAATGGTTCAGGTAGTTTACCTCTCAATAGTTTAGCAACCGATATATTTATAAGAGATAAGAAATGTGTGATTGATTTAAATCCAGCAAACTCCGAGTTTTTAACAATACAAAATCAAATGGGAACAAAAGAACAAGGAATTTTAATAGGAGACTATAGAGTCAACCAACCAAAAGATGGTGAGGTTCAAAAACAAGGAGTGATGCAAACTCCACTTTTAGAAACAGATAATGACAAACAAGCATTTTAATGGAAATACTACAACCATATAATAATAATACTTTACAATTAATATCAGATGATACTTCTTATGAATTCACACCTGATATGTTAGAGAATGGTGTAATAAAATTATCGGTGTTCTCGGATGTTGGTGGATTTTTAGACTTATCTATATTAGAAGAGGGTATTGATTTTTATGTAAGAGACAATGACCTTTTTCTTAAACCTAATGAGTTTCTAGACAAAAACGGTTTTAGTGAAGGTAATTATAATTTACAATTTGATTTTTTAAATAGATTAGATACAAGTGATTTTAACATATCTGAAATATCTCCAAGTAGACAAGAAATAAGAATAAGTATAGTTGGTTCTGAGATAAGTGATAATACTCAAAATAATATTGTTTTATTTATGCAAGGTAATGAAGATACATATCAGTTTAATTCTTATTTAGAATTATCACAAGGAAGATTGATTCCTATTAATGGGTATGCTTTTGATAATGTAACTAATAATAAAAGAACTTTGGTATTGAAATTAAATGAACCACTACCAGGTGATATACCAGTTTTATCAACTGATTTTAATATATCAAATAAATTTTTATCATCACAAACCGAAACAATATTTTTTATTGACCGAGAAGGTCTTGCTGTAAGTGGATTAGGGTTATCGATTGACGAAGGCTATATTAGCGAGCCTTTTTCAACAACAGATTCGTATGACAACTACAACTCTATCACAAGTTCTGTTGGACTAAATTTAATAGAAGAAATTGTTCGTCAACAAAAAGACCTTAATTTAAACATTGATTATGAAAAATTTGATGGTCATGTTTTCTTTGGTTCGGCAAAATCCAAATTAGAAAATTTTAAAAATAAAACAGTAAAGTTAGAAGGATTATTTAGTCAAATAAGTTCATCTCTTGCTTTTTCAAGTAGTTTAAAAGTTATAGAAAGAAGAAAACATTTATTTAAAGAAGTAAGAAAGGTAGAGGATGAATTCACTCACTATGAACATTTTGCATATCACGATGGTCAAAGTTATTCGACATCATCGGCACCAGGTATTGGCTCTAATTTAGCCGGAAATAATTTTAGACAATCTGGATATACACATACATCTCAAGCAACTTTACAAGACCACGAAGGTTTTAATAAAATTCATCAAAAAACAAAAGATGGATTTATACATCTAACCACAGATTTATATAATGTAGAACAACCACCTTTTTACAACTCAGATGATAATTTTTACTTATCGTTTATTTTGAGAGGTGGTGGGGATGATTCAGAATTCAGTTTAAACGCTAGTAGTGGTTCGGTAGCTAATGTTAATTATAATACTAATAAGACTTTTTCTACTTTAGGTAATTACATATATAGTAACGATAGACAAATACCATTTAGTGCGTGGACTGGTTCAGCTTTATTAAATCCAGAAACAACTGGTTCTCATTATAAAAGATATATTTTTGAAGCTAAACAAAATTATTTTACAGTAAATCAAGATAATTATTCAGGAGTAATAGATAGTGAGTTTAAGTATGGACAAGGTAATGATAATTGGGATATAATATCAGGCTCGGATGTAATAGCACCTTTCACAGATACAATTCTAGATATGACAGGTAAATTTACACCTTACTTTTTTCCAAATCAACTTAATAATGAGTCTATATTTAACGATGTAGAAAAAGCAAATGCTATCATATTACCACAAGGGGATTTATTTCCTGTATTTACCCAAGAGAGTGGAGATAAAGAAGTATTTTTTACAGATGTAGTCGTAACTAAAAACAATCCTACAAACATACATCCGTTCTCAAAAATTTATAGACCACCAAGTGGAAGTTATGCTGGTTCATCTGAATGGAATGATTGGTACGATACAATGGAAACCATTGCTGAAGATTATGATACTGATAACATTCATTCTCTAGTAAATAATTTACCAGTATCATTAAGAACTAGCGATGAACACAAAGTTCTTCGTGATTTTGTAAATATGCTAGGAGAACAATTTGACTTGTTGAGAAGTTATATTGACAACTATCATAACATTTATAAACTTGGATATAAAAATCCAAATGCCATGCCAGACAATCTTTTACCAATTATTGGAAGTTCACTTGGATTTGATTTATACAATCCAATTACAGGTAGTGTAAGCAACTATTTAGAGTCAACTGATGGAGACGAAGTTGGTGATAAAAAAGCTATTGCTTCTTTATGGACAAAGATATTAAATAATATTATTTACATCTACAAAACTAAAGGAACTCATGAAAGTTTAAACACTTTGCTAAACCTTTATGGGTATGATACAAATTCTTTTAATTTGACTGAATACGGTGGTTCTGATGATGAACACAACCCAAGTGTTGTTACTAATTCAACCACTAATGACTTGGATAATGGATTACGAAATGTTACAGGTAATGTTTCTTTTAGAGAAAAAACAGAACAATTAAAATCACTAAGTTTATCTTCTGGTTCAAATAATTTAGCATTAGATTGGTGGTCAAACGATGCACAGCCAAATGGTATTGAGTTCATATTTAGAACTAATAATACAAATACTTCACAAACTCTTGTAAGAGCTAGTGGTTCAGCTGATTTATGGGATTTAAGAATAGTTCCATCAGGTTCATCAACCACCACTGGTAGTTTAGAATTTAGATTAAACAATAGTGCGAATGGTGGAAGTGCTATAGCAACTAATGCCATATCAATGTCAAGTGGTTTTATAAATGATATAAATAATTTTAAATATTTTAATGTTATGTTACAAAAAAATATCGTGACTTCAGAATATGAATTAACACAATCATATCATATGTTTGTTGGTAGAAAAGATAATGATAGAATTAAAGACATACAATTTGTTAGTATGTCTTCGTTTGATACTAATGCTAATAGAAATTTTATAACATCATCAGCTGCTCAAAACGCTGCTGGTAACAATTTGTTTTTTGGTGAAACCATGTCGGGCTCGGTTGCTCAAATTAGAGCCTGGGATGCTTACATTAGTATGTCTAAATTTAAACAACATATTCTCAACTACAATAGTCTTGTTGGTGGAACAGCAACAGCACCAAGAGATAATTTAATTTATTATTTCAAACTTAATGACAACGAAAATTCCACAACTATAAAAGATTCTTCCTCACCAAGTAAAATCAAAAACTTTGATAAAACAGTATCGTCTCAGCCAAATTTTGATGAGGTAAAAAGTAGTATTTCTACGGTCAAAAATTTTAGTTTTCAAGTTAGAGGTGTTGATGAAATTAAAAGTGATAAACAAGTTAAAATTGGAAGTGACTTAAAAACTATTGGTGGTCTTAGTGATAAAACAGCAACTCTAAGACAACCAGTTAAAGCCGGAACAAATGAACCAAAAGTAAAAGTTACACCAAAAGTAGGAAAGGATTATTCTTATGTAGATGCTATAGATTCTATTGTAATTAATACACTAGCTGATTTTCAATTAGATGATTATTTAGATGATTATGATAACAACGGAATTTATAATGACCTATTAACTTTAAGAAGACAATTAATTGATGAAAGATTGATATCGATTGATATACCAAAAAACTTATCTACAGTAGAAAATAAGATAGACGGATTAGGAATAATAGAACAAATAGAAACTTTAGTTCCAGCAAAAACAAAAATAGAATTTTCTTACACCGTTAAAAACGACACTCTGTTTAGATCAAGAATAAAAAGAGCTGCTTTGCAAACACAACTTAATCCTAACAAAGCAGAGGGTTCAACTAATTTAACAGAACCAACTGTTAGTATAAACTTTAACGAAAACAAACACGAAAAATCTATTGATGTTTTAACTGATGAACTTAGTGTATCTGGTTTTGCTAATGAAAATTTAAAAGAAAAATCTATTAATGTTCTTATAGACGAATTAAGTGTAACATCTACTGTTAACGATAAAGTTCATACAAACAAATCTGAGCCTTTAGATGTTATTAATTTGTCAAATTCGTCAAATCAAACCGTGTTTAATATTACTTTAGGTAATTTTACCGATTTACTTCTTGGTTCTAAAAATCAGTTTCACAAAAACGCTGGGACAGCTGAAAACCAAACTTTTTTCAAATCTGGTAAACCGGGTAATAATGGAGACTACAACACATACAGATACGATGGTAGAGTTTTCTTTAGAACGATTGGCGATATAGAAGGATTTTTTCCAACAAGTGGTTCATATAAAAATAGAACAGGTACAAACGCCAAACAACCTTTTAATCATCATGATAACTTTAGACATTTTGGAAATCGTTATTATGTGGATAGTGGAAGTGGACATACCTACTCATCTTTTTTTGGTAGTGATGATGCTACTGTAGATGGTAGAATGGTAGGAAGAACACTTTTTTTTAAAACAGATGATGATGGAAATATCACATATCCAATCAATCATTTCTTTAAGGTAGGAACGAGTAAAGATGGTTTAACAAATCTAATTTACAAAGGAACACAAAATGATGGTAGTAACCCACCACAATTTGATCCTGAATTAGATACATCACCAAAAATATCAGCATACACAATTAATGTCGGTGGTTCAGATACTACAAAGAAGTTAAAAGTAATAAGGTAAAATATTTTTTGGATATATTTATAGATGAGTAATATTATAACTTAAAGGATTACAATTATGGGAATTTTAGATAATGATACAGTAATAGTTGATGCCATTCTAACTAAGTTAGGTCGTCAAAAGTTGGCTAATGGACAACCATTAGGCGTCACACAATATGCTTTTGGAGATACAGGAGTTGATTACACTCTTTATAATCCAAACCACCCAAGTGGTTCAGATTCATATGGAAGTGCGATTACTTCTCTTCCAATGTTAGAAGCTGTACCAGATGATAATGTATTTTTAAGATTTAAACTATATGGAGAAGGTGAAAGAAACGTACAGAACTTTTCTTTTATTACCATAACAAGTGGGACTTCTGTTACCATAACAAAAATTGCTGGAGAAACTGAAAGTAATCCTATTACAATAATTCCAAGAGTTTTTCCAAATGTCCAAGGTGCCAATTTTGATTTTAAGGTTTTAGATATGAGAGGTTTGACAGCAACTGGCTTAACACCAGAGTTATTAAATATAGGTGGTGATTTTAATCTTACAAATCTCCCCCCATTTGACCATCCAGATCCTGTCATTGCTACTATAAGTGGTGTTTCTACTTTAACATTGAATGCTGCTCCTCAACAATTTACTTCTGAAAGGTCAATAGGCGTAGAGGTGACCAGAGATGGTGCTGCTTCAGCATTTGTAACTGTAACCGTTAATGCAAATAACACAACAGCGTAGGGTTTGAACTATGATGAAAACATTTAATATAGCAGAAGATACTATAACAACACAGATTACTGTGACAAACGGATTTTTTGATGGTGGTGTTGGAACACTTGCTGGTTCTAATCTTTCTACCTCTTCATTATCCGCAACACAGAAATCTTATTATTACAATTTACAACATAACAGTAAAGACATGTTTAGTATTAGTTACGGTCACATTCTCGGAAGTGGTTCTGCTGAACAATCAACGACTGTAGAGGGAACTACACAAGCTATCTATAAACAATTTTTTAATTTTGTTGAACCAGAAGCCACTAATTTAAGAGATGAGGCTGGTTGGTCAATGATAGATGGAACTGATGGTGCTAATAGTGTTACTCAAGAAGGTGTCTATATTTTATCAGCAGAAAGATTACAGATGAAAGATAGACTAAATCCTGGTACTTGGACAGTTACTCTTTCAGGTTCTAGTACCGCTGGTGCTGCTGCCTCTTTAAATTTAACCGATGATTCTAAGACTGTAGATTCAACAGCTGTTCCATTTGGTTCACGATTCAATATTGTAGAGGGCTCTGCTGGAGAAGTAACTACTGCTCACACAACAAAAACTTATGGATTCTTTTATCCAGATGCTGGGCTAATGGTATTTAGTGCTAATGCTCTTTCATCAAGTTTACCTGGTAGTGGTTCTTCTTTTAACAATTTTGGTGGAAGTGTTGGTGGTGGTAGTGGACTAGCACAAAACTTAACAGTTGCTGATGCTACTGATAATGCATGGAAACTAACAAGAGCTATACAACTTGGTTCAACAACTCTTCGTTCTGAAGAACAACAATTTGTGTTTGATTATTTCTGTAGAGCAAAGTCAAATGAGTTTAACCTTTCACAAAACTTAACTTTTTGGAGTGGTTCAACCTATGAAATAAGACATAGTGATATGGTAACCAATCCTCAAGTTTTCATTAGTGAGGTTGGATTGTATGATGGTCAAAACTCATTAGTTGCTGTTGGTAGATTAAGTTCACCAATAAATAAAAACTTTAGTTCTGAAGCAATCGTTAAGGTTCGTTTGACTTACTAATGTCATGGAATGTTTAAACAATTCACATCTGAAAATCAGAACACTTACGAGTACAAGGCACATAAGTCATTTACTTTAAGTCAAGCAGATGTCACGAGACATCAGTTTTTAAACAACTCATCAAATGAAGTATCTAAAAGTTATTATGACTTTGCTCGTATAAATTTTTATCTTAGTGGTTCTACCTCTGAAAATTATGGTAGTTCATTTAACATAGGAAACGATGGTTCTGGTAGAAACACTTTTTTGACAAAATTTTATGATACTGGCTCAATTGTTTTTATTCCACAAAATAAATTTGATGAAGAAATAAAAAAAGGTAGTTTTATTTTAACAGACACCACAACTGGTGCCAGAATAGTAGATGATAGTAATGGAAATCTTTATTCTACAAATGCTACGTTTTCACAATCAGTATCAGCACTATCATCATCCGACAACTATATAGGGAATATTTTTTATAGTGTTGGTGCTTTTACAATTACTGAAACAGCTTCATTTGATGGTTCACAAAATTACACAGAAGTAACAAGTGGTAACTACACAGTTTCATATCAAGGAACAACTGTTATAAACACATATGAATGGACTTGTGATGCTCAACCAAATGAGTTGAATAACACAACTAATGCCACAGTGTTTCATAGTAATGGGTTGGGGCAATTAAAAGATAATTTAACAAGTAGTAATTATCCAACTTACATAACAGAAGTTGGATTATATGATGAACAAAATAGTTTAGTGGGTTATGCTAAATTATCTAAAGCTATTCCAAAAAGTCAAAAATTAAGAATGAAATTTTTATTAAGAATGGATTACTAATACTTATTAGTGTAACTTACAGGAGAAATATAATGGAAAGTCCAATATCAAAATTTGTAAACTGGCAACTATCGACTGGTCAACTTGACCATTGGACATCTTATCATATAGCAGCTGGTTTAGCTATTGCGAAAATAGCACAATGGTTGGGTTCATCCGATTTGTGGGCAGTTCTTTGGGTGCTAATCATCGGAATTGCTTGGGAAATATTTGAATATATCATAGAGGATTGGAGAGTCTATGGTAGTAAAAAGAAATGGGCTTGGAACACAGCAGCTGACATCATAGTAGAAGTCGGTGCGGCTTGGTGGATGGTCTTATAGGAGAAACAGATGTTAAAGAAAATAATATTAGGTTTATTACTAGTCTCATCTTTGTTTAGTCAAACTGATTGGAAAGATAAGTTTTGGTCAGGACCTAAAAGTATAATGTCGTTTAGGTTTGCTGACAAGTTCTTAAAATATTCTACTGCTTATTCTAGTTTTAGTTTAAATGCTCCACGATATCAAGATGATAGATTTGCCATTGTTGGTGGTTTATCCACTGGTGCTTTAGAAGTTACTAGAGATGAAAGAGATTTAAAACCTGATTTTCAAACATCATTCGGACTTCGTAAAATTGGTAGATTTCAGTATGAACCGAAGAGAGGTGTGAAATCTGCTGGTAGAGGTGGTACTTGGTATGATGGTAATGAAAAAAATGCTAATGAAAGTGCGATATTCGGACCTGTAAAGGGTTGGGAATATCTAATGAAATGGACAGAAGGTAGACAATGGGGTAATGAATATTTAAACCAAGAATATTGGATACGATACATCGGTGATTGGGCAATGGCTAAAGTTGGTTGGACAGAATTAGGTTTGGAAGATATTAGTTATGGACAAGGTGATATCAGAGTTCATCTTACACCAGAAGCTCTTGGAAACAAACTACACTTTTCTGTTGGATTTAAACACAGACAACATCCTGTTTATGGATTTGATGCGATGGTATTGGACACAACTTGGTATAAAGGACAATGGTGGCAGTTTGCAGAAAAAGCATTTGGTATAGATGATAATATGTGGTATGATCCTACAATGCTAGACGAAGATGGAAATTGGATACATCAAGACCTTTATGAAATTGATCCTGTAACGGGTGAACTAAAACTTATAGAAGGTGACGGACCATTTTGGAATGAAGGTGGTCAATATTGGGGACACGATTGGTTATGGAGAGATGAGCAAGGTAATATATTTGCTTATACAGATAGAGAGTATTTCTTATACCACTTTCCAGGCATGTTAGAAGAATATATTGATGGTGTTAAAAAAGATTTAGGATATCAAAGTGAAACATCTTTAGTGTTGGGTATTGACTTTTATCACTACGATGAAAACTGGTGGATACATGGTTGGGGTAATTGGCTACCTATTCATTATGGACATTCAGATTATGCTTATCACAATGCTGCTCATTATCAAACTCACTTAGAAGAGGGTGGTGAAGCTAGTGAGTTTGTATTTATGAAACCAATGTGGCATGATTGGAATGATTATGATATGGGTGGTATATTTGGTATAAAAGTAAAAGATAACCTTGGTGTATTTGCAGAGGGTAGATATCTGTATTATTGGGAAAGACCTGCTTATGATTTAAAATTAGGTGTTAATTATCAATTTATGGGATTTTAATATGTGTGAATGTAATGGAACATGTAGTTGTGATTGTTGCGACTGCTGTAAATAAATGAACGGTGACATCAAAATTGGTAAGTTGTTATGTGATGAGGACATCATTACTAAGAGACAACTAAATAAAGCCTTACAAGTTCAAGTAAAAGGAGATAAACGCACTCTCGGAGAAATACTTGTAGATTTAGGTTTTTGTGATTTTGATGATATAACAGATGCTTTATTAAATGCTGATTGTGATACAAAAAAACACGAGAAGAAAAAAGAAGAAATTCATCAAGAAGTAAAGCCTGTGGTTGAACAAAAAGAAAAACAAAAATCTAAAAAGAAAGAACCAATAGAAATATCAGAAGACAAGGTTATGAACACTAAGTTTACCATGTCTATTCAAACTATAGTTGCTTTAGTAGGTGTCATATCTGCTGGAGTTGGTGGTTACTACATGTTATTATCTGAGATAGAGGAGGCAAAATTATTACCAGAACCACCATCAATAGAGACAATTTTTACGGATGAATACCCATCCAAACCTGATGGTCATAATTGGCCACGATCATATGAACAATACAAGAATCAAGTTGGAGGTCTACAAGAAGATATGGATGCCGTGTATGACGTATTAGATGAGTATGAAGAACTCATCAAAGAATTACAGAAGGATATCAAAGACCTTGAACGAAGAAAGAGGGATAAATAGGAGTTTGTTATGAAAAACATATTAACATTATTACTATTCCTGTCTGTTACATTTTCACAAGTAAATGACAAGAACTTTAAATCAGAAATCAATGGTGGAATAGTAGTTGCTATCTTTTCATCTGAGTGGCAAGAACAAGATGTAGATGAAAAAATACTAAAGGGTGTTAGTGGATATCAAGATTGTAAGATAATTAGAGTCAAGAGTGAGGATGCTCCAAAGGTTGTAAAGAAACTTAGATTCAGAAACTTTCCGTCCATGGCTTTATTCTATGATGGTAGTAAAAAAGAAACTTGGAAAGCTGATATGGATGGTGAAATAGATGTTAGTAATAAAGAGATAAAATCATCTATAGATGATGTTTTGGCAGAAGACGTATTTTAGGAGAGTGTGATGAGTAAATTCAATGACTTTATGTTACAATGGGGAACTGATAAGTTTCTTCATTTTATGGCTGGAGCTGCTGGGTTTGCCATAACAGAGTCTTGGATAGTGTTGGGTATACTCGCGTTTGGTAAAGAGATTTATGATAAGTATTTTGGTAGTGGGTGGAGTAATAAAGATGCCTTTGCTACCGTACTAGGTGGTATATTTGCATTTATTGGTGATATTTGTTGGGAGTTCATTATAGAAAAATTACCATTTGTAATTTATTGATACACAATGTAACAGGTGTAACATTTTGAAACCTCACTTTTTAGTGGGGTTTTTTTATTTTATACTCTAAGTTCAACAATATTAACATAATTAAAAAAAATAGTCAAAAACAAACACTTTGGTACAGTTATTGTACTATATAGGTAACAACAACATATAGGAGAACTGAAATGTTCAAATCAATAAAAAAATACTTTAAAGGTCGTAGTGGTCAGTCACTCGCTGAATTTGCAGTAACAACTGCTATGATGGCAACACTTGCTACTACTGCAGCACCTAAATTTTCGGGTGTTGGAGAGGGTGCCAAGGAAAAGAAAACCCTTGCCGACATCGATAAGATAATGAAGTCAGCTAACAATTTTTATAATGCTAAAGTAACATCAGAAGGTCGTGGTAGATTTCCTGGTCAGGTAAAGTACAACGAAAGTGTACCTGATAATAATGGTGGATATGCTAACGAAGATTTACTTATTGCAAGTATCGATGTATTTGAAACTTTTGAAAGTCAAGAAGCATCCAAGTGGGCTTCTGTGTTTGGAACAGCAAATTTAGAATCACCAGCACCACAAGGTTCTTCTGTGAATGTATC